GTTTGCTCCTACAGGTATATTTGGCACAATAGCTGATACAAAAGCCGACGTTACTCAAAACTTTACACAACAAGTAGCAGATGCACAGTCACAAATAGAAACAATGCTTACACAACAAGCAGAAGAAGAAAAACAACGACGTGCACTACAAGCACAAAGACAACAAAGACAACAAAATGTACAGCAGTTGTATAGTGCTCTGCAACCACAAGCAGTTGATGTAAAACAATCTCCTCTTGCTCAAATAGGCACACCCTACGATTTTCAAAGCATATTTAGAGATCCAGGACAACAATCATTTTACAGAACACCCTACAGAAAAGGTGGACAAGTTACAGAAATTAATGATAGATTATTAAAACTTATAGGAGATAGCTAATGGCTGACTTTTGGGATACAATACTAGGTGCTGGCGATTCTGCATATCAATACCTAACTAATACGGGCGACGACGGGTTTTTTGATGATGTAACAGACATATTTCAAACAGATGATGGTAGTATAGATTTTAAAAGCGTGGCAGGTGGAGTTGGTGGTTTAGCTAGTTTGTTAGGCTCTGCAGGTGTTATTAGTGGTAATAGTTCTTTAGGTAAATTTTTAGGTGTAGGTGGTCCACAAATGACTGGATACCAAGGTAAGATACCTACATACACAGCCTCACGACAACAAGTTCCTGGGTCATTTGATCCTAATCGTAGACCTGGAAGTAGTGGACAACGATATTTTACAGATGTAGATTATGGTGGCGGGGATACAAGCGGTGCAGCAGCTGCGTTACAAACAGCTAATTTAGCTAACCCTGCAAGGCAGACAATGTCTGTTCCTACTCCTGCACCTCAAAATTTAGCTATGGGTGGTATTGCGGGTATGGCACCTCCTAGATATCTTAGAAGTGCTACAGATGGTATGGCAGACAAGATACCTGCAAGTATAGATGGAAAAGACCCAGCAGCATTAAGTGGTGGTGAGTTTGTCGTACCTGCAGATGTGGTTAGCGGTATGGGTAATGGTAACTCTGACGCAGGCGCAAAGAATTTATATGCAATGATGGATAGGGTAAGACAAGCTAGGACGGGTACAACAAAACAAGCCCCTGCTATAGACCCTGACAAAATGCTTCCAATGGGGAGGGCTTAATTATGGCAGTTGGAGACGTAAATACAACAGGTACAGGTGCTTTAGCTACAACTAGTGCTGGAAGTACATTAGGTAAACAAACAGGTACAGAATCAGCTCTTTCCAACTATGTTGGACCTTATGTTACAGAGATGCTTGGTCGAGGTCAGGCACTGGGAAGTATGCCATATCAGGCGTATCAAGGACCTCTTACAGCAGGACAAACCGATTTACAAAGCCAAGCTTTTAGTGGTTTAGCAGGATTAACACTACCTACAGAACAGATGGGAGCCTTTACACCAACGAGTTTTACAGATACTGGTACTGCTCAACAGTTTATGAATCCATATTTACAAGGTGCATTAGACCCGCAAATAGATGCGGCTAGAAGACAGGCAGAAATACAACGAGTTGCAGACGCAGGCAGGTTGACTAAAGCAGGTGCATTTGGTGGTTCAAGACAAGCTGTTATGGAGGCTGAAGGTAATCGTGGTTTGTTAGACAGAATAGCTAGTATTACAGGCACAGGATATGCAAATGCTTATGATAAAGCTATGCAACAATTTAATACGGAAGAAGATAGAAGAAGGGCTGCTCAAGACATGACTAATCAGTATGGTCTGGGTACATTACTCAAACAAGCTGACTTAGGTTCATTACAGCGTGGTATTGAAGGTGAAGGCATTGCAGCTGATAGAGCACAGTTTGAAGAAGAAAGAGATTTCCCATACAAACAAGTACAATATATGCAGTCATTGCTACAGGGTCTACCTCTTGCAGCACAATCGTACACATACCAACAACCTACAGGGATAAGTGAATTATCACAATCTATAGGTGGTGTTCAAAAGTTGTATGATTCAATATTTGGTGGTAATACAACCCCTACAACTCCTACAGGTGCAGAAATAATGGGTGGGGAGGCAGAATAATGATAGGTGCAAACTTAGGTTCAGACGTACAAGATAGAGTAGATGCTTATAGAGATAACCCTAAAGCATTACAAGCAAGGTATACGCAGAGTCAAGAGTTACTTGATTTACTTGCTATGCAGAAAATGAAATCTGAAAAAGCCGCGTATGCTCGTGATATGCAGTTAAAGATGGAAAATAAACCTACAACCATTGCACAACAATATGAAGCTGAGCTTACAGGTCAGACTAAAAATGACATGTTAAAAAATGTTGGTGGCGTGCTTAAAAATAAACAAGCAATGGCACAAAAAAATATAAACAAGGTAGCAGCTGGTGATCCTAGAGTTAGTGGTGTAGCAGCTAATCCTCTGCCTCCTGTGGTAAAAGCTGCAGGTGGTGGTATAATTGGTTTTGCTGCAGGAGATCAAGTACCAACTTCTTTAAGTAAACTTATAGAAGAAAAGAAAGCAGAGTTAGAAAAAAGTTATAGAGCTGGGGATATAGATTATGCAGAATATTCAAAGGCATTAGAAAAATTAGATGCACCAGCAAAGATGGGACCTGACAGCATAGCTAGAGACGCTCTAGGTAAAGACGGTGTAATAAGTAGTTTAGTGGCAGATCAAGAATATGACGATCAGTTTATGATTGGAGGGACAGATGCAGGTGAAAAAGTAAATCTTACTCCTGGACCTTATACTACTGCTCTTACTAATAAACTACAAAGTACAAGCCCTATCGGTGAGTTAATGAAACGAAATATAAAAGATAGAGCAGATGAAATAGGTGGTCCTCCTATAGCTTTAAAAGGTTCTCCGCCTATCCCAGAAAAACCTCCCATGGACATAATGGCAGGTGGTACCGCACGTGAAGAAGAACCAGGAATTGCTGGGTTAAATGTACCTCAAGTAAAGGGGGCAAAGATTGATCCAAATTTAGTTAAATTTGATCCTAATGACGTAAAATATACTGCTCCTGATCGTAGCAGTGCTATGAAAGATAAAGTAAAAACAGGTATAGAATCTTTAATAGATACAGATAGAGACGATTTAAGAAAGTATCTTGACGTATCTGATGAGCAAAAAGCAAAGATAGATAAATTTGCGGCTGATAGAGCAGGTATAACAGCTAATTTACTTGACCCTGAAAAACTTAGAAGAGACAGAATTTCTGCTGGTCTATTAGCTCCTGGTGGAGCTACACTTGGCGAATCTTTAGGAAATATAGGGCGAGGCATATTAGGTGCAGAAGCTGCACAAGCCAAAACTACAATATCTGAGTTTGACGCTAATAAATCTATATTTGACAAAGAATTGGCAAGAAGCCAAGGTATTAAGAAAGAAGCTGTGCTAGAAGAAGGAAAACGTGTATCTGCAGGTATTAAAGCAGGTACATTGTTCAGTAATCAACAAGATCAAAACCTTAGTGAAGATGCAAGAAATACATTAAAAGCTGACGTATCTAATGCTAGAAGTCAGGATGCTGCTGATTTACGTAAGATGACATATGGACTATCATTAGTTAAAGAAGAAAATAGAGTTAACATTGCAAATCAATTAGCTGCAAATACTGCAAGATCAAATGAGTTAAAAGCTGAGTTAAATAAAATAACTAAAGAATCTATGAATGTAAGTAAAATGCAAACTAGATTAAGTGATGTAAATAAACAAATATCAAAATCTGCTATAGCAGCAACTGAGGCGTATAAGCGTGAATTAGAAATGGCACAGTTAACACTGCAAGCAGCTTCAAAAGATACAAACAGCCCAGAATATAAAGCAGCGGTGCAATCTATTAATGATATAAAAGGCAGGCAGAAGTCATTATATGAGTTATTAATTAGAGATCTTACAGCGCAAAGAAAAGATATACTTAGAAGATTAGGTAATACTGATGGAGGCGGAAGTAAAAATCTTTCCGCTGCAGATAAAATAGCTGGTGTAATATAACGTCATGAGTCGCATAGATAAATATGCAGACTGGCTAGTTGAAAATCAAGACAAACAAGGCACTCCTGATTTTGAGACTGTAGTCAATGCTTATAAAGAACTTCGTGCCCAAGAATCTGATTCGTTAGTTGATGACGTCTTTAAACTACAAGAAGTTCCTGAAGATGTACCCATAGAAACAGATTTTTTTGACCAAGGAGAAGAATTTTTAAAAGGCATTGGTGGGGGTGCCGTTAATATATTAGAAAGTGCTGCCCTAGGTGCTATAACTCCTTTCGGTGAAGACACAGAATCTGAATTACGTGAAACTATACAATCTATAGGTGGGGCTGCAAAGTCTTTATTTGAAGCTGATGAAGGATCAGAGGACTTAGTTGGTCGTAAGTTTGGTGAAGCTTTAGGATCATTTGCAGGTATACTCGGGGCTGCTGCAATTCCTGGAATTGGTCTACCTGCTGCAGGTGCTTTAGCTATAGGTGCTGGTGCTGGCGAGGCAAGTGAACGTGCACGTGCAGGTGGTGCTACAGAAAGTGAACGTGCTAAAGCTTCAGGTCTGGGTGCTCTTGTAGGTGCTACAGAACTTATATCTCCAATAAGAATAGTACGTGCGTTTAAGAAAGGTGTGGGCGATCAGACAGCAGAAAACATATTTAGTAGGGGTAAAAGAATATTACAAGAAGCTGGCGTAGAAGGCACACAAGAATTTTTAGCTGGCGTAGGTCAAAACCTTATAGAGCAAAATATATATAATCCAGATAAAGGTACGTTTACAGGTAGTGGAGAAGCTCTTGGTTACGGTGCTGGTGTAGGTGGTTTTGTGCAGGCTGTTATGGAAGTTATTGCACCATATAGAGCACGAGGTAAAACTACAGAGGGAGCGCCAGATGAGTCAGAACAGACAAAATTATTAGAAGATCAAACAAAACTACAATTAGAAGATCAAAGACCCACTGTAGATTTTGGACCTAAACTACAAGAAGATCAAATACAAGGAGAATTATTTGCCGACCCACTTAAAAATATAGAAGGTGATCCAAATGTAGTTGAGCCTGAAGCAGAAGTTAAGCCAGAAACAGAAATAAAAGACGATATTCCTGTACAAAGAGACATGATTGAAGAGCTTGAAGATGCACAGGTAAAAGGTTTAATAGATGCAGATGAGAGTGCACAACTAAGAGATATGTTAGCTAAAGACGAAGAAGCTGCAATAAAACAGTTAAAGTCAAAGAGTGAAACATTAAACAATATAGAATTAAAACAAGTAGCCACTAGATTAGAAAATAAAAGACAAACAGAAACTGCAGTAAAAAGAAACGCGGTGTTAGACCAAGTATTGTCTGTTTCCGAAACAGGCAGTCAAGTAAATACAGAAAAAGCATTTTCTAAAGCACTATCAGACGCTGGTATAGCTGATACTGCACCTAACACACAAGAAAAAGCAAAGATAGCTCGTAAGACTTACGAAATACAAGAAAAAAAGCAGCCAGCAGACGAAGCCCCAGAGTTTCAACGAGCAGATAAAAGATTTGGTAAAGAAAGAGTAGCAAGAACTGAAATACCTTCATTAGAAAAAGAAGTAAAACCACAAGCTATATTACCTGAAAGGCTAAGTGCTACTGCATCTCAAGACGTTGCTCCTGTTGTAGAACCTATTGTAGAACCTGTCATAGAACCTGAAAAGCCTGTGGATAAAGTTACGGCTGATGTAACACCTGATAAGGAGTTAACAGCTAAAGAAAAAGCTATAGTAGCTTCAGGAGAGGCAAATATTCAAAAAACAAAAGATGCAGAAAAAGAATTATATAAAGGTATAACAGTTAAAAGTAAGCAACAGTTAGGTGGCAGAGTAACAACCGTATCTGACGGTAAAAAAGATCTTTATTTTTTAAGAAACCCTGACGATGATAGTTTTTACAGAACATCTGCAGATGGCATGAAAATGTTAAATTTTGATGGGCAGGATTTTAGTAAGAGTGGGAGCACTGCTTTACCTATTTCTGATAACAAAAAAGACGCTAGTGATATACTTGCGAAAGAATTAAAAGGTACAAAGCCAGATGTTACACCAGCCCCTGTAGCGCGTCCTGAGTCACCAACACCTGAAAAGAAGTCAACACGTGTTACTAAACGTGACGCTGGCCCAAAAGACCCCGTGGAGAAGATAGGTAAAACTCTTGGATTTATTACAAAAACACCTAAGAAAGATGTAAAGAAAGATGTAAAGAAACAAATAGCTAAACAGACTGATACAAAAGCACTTACAAAACGTTTTGAAAAACAACAAGAAGAAAACAAAAGAAAAGTTATAGCTAAAGAAAAGAAAACGTCTGCGGAAGAATTAAAGAAAGAAGGCGTGTCTAAACCTACAACTGAACAGATAGCTACAAAAACTCAAGATAGAAAAGCAAAGACACAGTCTAAGAAAACTGCAAAAGCTAGTATAGATACAGCGGTTAAAGATATTAAACTTACCGAAAAACAAAAAATAAATGAGAAACAACTTGCTACTTTTGTGCAGGAAGACACTACTCAAAAAGACAAAGAAAAAACTAATGTTGTTAAGCCTAGTCCTGAAAGAGTAGCCGCAGACAATATTGAATTTTATATGAAAGAGTTTCCTAGTCAGGATGCAACTACACAATTATCTATAAATGAATTAGAAGTGGTGTTGGACTTGGTAAGTAACCCACCACCAGCTAGTGACATAACCACTCCTAGTAGAGATAAAACAGGTAGAGCGGCTGCATATATTTATTTTAGTAAGCAAGGAAATCCTAGAGATGTGTTAGATGTTATAGCTCATGATATATTCTTTGCACCACAAGAAGTAGTTTCTTCCGATTACGAAAGCAAAGCTAGCCGTGAATACTTTTTTAATGCAAACGAACGAACTGCTATGTTGGCTAGAAAATGGATAGATTCCAACTTAGGTAAAAGCCAAATAAAAATACAAGAAGGTGAGGCTACTTATAAGTTAGATTTTACTAATGTTGACTTTGAGAAGAATACTCCAAATATAGATAAGTTGAAAAAGCTTGGGTACACAGATAAAGAAATTAAAAAACTTATACCTATAAACCCAGAAACGGGTAAACCAATACCTAGCTTTGATAAAAAAACACAACCTAAAAAGAAAGAAGTGGGTGCACCAGACGTTACTTTTGTACCTGCAAACAAGACGCTTTATAACGCCATACAAAGAGAAGCTAATAATTATTTAGCTACGAACTCTAATGAAGCCTTGGTATCTCTAGGTGTAAGTAGAAGAGGTGATACCTTTAAAGCTGATACTTTAAAAATGGTGCAAGAGCAGAGAGAAGCCACTGCACCTAGAGCTGTTATATACAATACTAACGAAGTTGTAAGTGGTCATTTACCTCCTAATGCTAAAAATCCAACTCCTGAAATAAAGGGTATTGTATTTGTTAAAGACGGAAAAGAAATTTTTGGACCTTTTCCTGAAAATGTAAATCATCCTTTAAAAGATGTAGACTTAAAAGATTATAAATTTTTAGAGACATCCGCAGTAAGTGGACTTGATATACCAATACATCCTGTAGTCAACAGTTTGTTATCGCAGGGTAAGTTACATGAAGCTTTGGTTGCGTTAGGTAATTCAGCCACAAACAAGCGTGTAGCCCAAATAGCACGTGCATTATCTAAAGTATCGGGCACTACTAAAGTTAAAGTAGTAAGAAATCTTACAGCTGATAACTCAGGTAAAGAAGTTTCTGGTAAATTTGATCCTAAGACAAATACAATATTCTTGGACGCAGACACTGGCATCAACTCTCACGTGATACTGCACGAAATGACCCATGCAGCTACAACCGAAGTGTTAGCAAATAAATCAAGCCAAGAAGTAAAAAAATTAAATGCTCTATTTAATTCTGTAAAAGACATGTTAGACACTGCGTACGGGTCACAAAACTTAGATGAATTTGTGGCAGAAACATTTAGTAATCCTGAGTTCCAACAAAAACTAGCTGGTATGAATTATAGCAATACCAATGGGTTACAGACATTTTTTAATACCATAGGTAACTTTGTGCGAAAACTTCTTGGTATGCAAACTAAAGATATAAATACTGCATTAAACGAGTCCGATCAATTAATACAAAGTATATTGTCTCCTGCACCAGAATTTAGAAACGCAGGTGAGTTACTCATGCTACGTGGTAAAGAAAGAATGGAAAAAGTAGGTGAGTATATATCTAGCAAATATAACGAAACAAAAGTAGGGGAAAACAAGGAACAATTTCAACGTAGATTAAGCAGATTTATGCGAGGCAAATCTATGAAAGCGTTGAAGTACTGGACGTTGAGATCATTACCATCAAAGGCTGTTGCAGATCAACTAACAGAGATAAATAATGACGCTATAAAAAAATTAAAAATAGACTTGAGTAATGCTACCACGGACGCCGAAAAAACAGGTATAGAAGCAAAATTAAAAATACTAAGAAATAATACAGCTATGGAACTTCAAGATGCCATAACAACACAAGAAGGCGATTTAGCTAAAGCAGAAACAGAAGTTGAAGCTACATTAAAGAAACTAGAGCCTTGGGTATCAAAAGCCAAAAAAGAAAATAAGTTAGAGGCATGGAACGATGTAATACATGACAGCACGATAGCAGGTGTAGATCCTACCGTGGATGAGAGTGTGTACAAAAATGATCCTGATAAGCTGGCTACACATAAACAATTAAAATCTAAACTATATGGGCTTGGTGGGGATGCAGTAAGAAGTTACATAACTCTTAGAAATGCTTATGAAACTCAATTTGAAACTTTAAAGTCTGTTATAGAAGCAAGAATGTCTGAAATGACAGATAAAGCTACTTTTTCTAAATTTAAAAAAGACGTGTTTGAAAAGATGTTTGATAAATCTACAATCAGACCTTACTTTCCTTTGATGCGTAAAGGTGACTATTGGTTACGCTACGAAATACCAGTCACGCAATCTGATGGTACGACTACAAACGAATTAGTTGTAGAAGCTTTTGAGAATGTTAAAGGTAGAGATATACGAATAGCTGAATTAGAAAGAGCTAAAGAAGCAGTAAATATATCAGAGTATACTAACGTCACAACAAAAAGTTTTGGTAACGTACCTCCTACTTCTTTTGTAGGAGAGGTGTTGCAGATACTTAAACAATCTAAAGTAGATCAGAAAACACAAGACGGCATTATAAATTTATTTATAGATGTTTTGCCTGAATCTAGTTTTGCAAAAGGTTTTAAAAAACGAGAAGGTATATTGGGGGCTAAGAAAGAAGCTTACGATGTATTCCGACAAAAAGGTTTTGATATAGGAAGACAGACTGCTCGTATGCTTAACGGTGCAAAGATATCTAAGCTACAGAAAAAATTAAAAGAAGAGACAGAATCCCTTAAATATGACGAGGGTGGAGAATTTAGAAATATGGTCGAGCAAGAGATGCAAACAAGAGGAGATTTTGCACGTAATCCTCCGCCAGATAGAATAGCATCTATGGCTAACAGACTTGCATTTATAGGTACGATTGGGTTTAACGTATCCTCGGCTGTAGTTAACTTCTCTCAAATACCTCTTATGTTTTATCCCATACTTGGAGGTCGATATGGTTTAAAAGAAGCAAACTCTGCCATAGGTACAGCATCAGTCTTGTTTACGGGTAGTGGTCTTTCTCGTAAAATGAAAGCATTAGATGGAGAGAATGTAGATGCAAGAGGTTCTGTGTCTATCGACAATTATTTTGAAGTTGATGGTGAAAGTTTAGTAATAAGAAAAGACTTAGAAATAAAATTAAATAAAACTGACCAAGGTCGAAAAAAGATTGAGCAATTAAATAAAATTATACCATTAGTTAAGCAAGCACAAAAAGATGGTATGTTAAATCGTTCTATATTTTATGATACTTTAGGTGTTGAAACCGCAGGTAAAACTAGAAACGCTTGGGATAAAATAAATGCTTGGTCAGCATGGACTTTTCATCATATGGAAAGAATGAATAGACAAGTAGCATTAGTATCTGCTTACAATTTAGAGATAGATAGATTAACCACAAATCCTACATCTAAAGAAAAAGATTTATCTCTTACAGATAAACAAGAATTAGCAGCAAAAAATGCTATATATTTAACTACAGACATGAACGGTGGAGCCACACTATCTACTACATCAGGAATTGCTCAAGAAGGAGTGGGTCGTGTAGCTATGATGTATAAAGGTTATGGTATACAGATGTACTACACTATGTTCAAAACAGCTAGAGATGCAATAAGAAAATCAAGTGATCCTGATCTAACTGCCGCTGAAAACAAAGAACTTAGGTCGGCGGCTAGAAAACAAGTAGGTGGTATACTTTTATCTTCTGCTTTATTAGCGGGTGTACAAGGTATGCCACTAGTAGGAATAGGCTTAGCCCTATGGAATTTAGGTTTAGATGACGATGAAGACGACGCAGAAACACAGTTACGTAAATTTATAGGTGAAAGGCAATATAAAGGACCAATAAATTATTATGGTGGTGTAGATATTGCTTCACGTATTGGATTATCTAACTTATTATTTAGAACAAATCCTTACACAGACCCTGACGCAAGTTTGGTGGCTAGATTAAGTGAGTTTGTTGCTGGACCTGCGGGTAGTATGGCTAATCAAGTTTACAGAGGTATACAAGAATTACAAGAAGGTGAGTTAGAAAGAGCAGGTATGAATTTTGTGCCAGCCGCTATGCGTAACATGTATAAAGCTACTATTAAGTACCCAACTGAAGGTGGTATACTGACAAGACGTGGTGATGTTATATATGATGACTTAAACGCTTGGGAGACAGGAGCACAATTTTTTGGGTTTGCTCCTGCAGAATATACAAAAACACAAGAAATGAATAGAGCCACTAAAACTCAAGATAGAGATATAGTAAGTCAAAGCACTAAACTGTTAAAACAATATTATGTTGCTATGCGTATGGGTGGTGACACTCAAGATATTTTGGAAGACATACTAGATTACAATAGGAAATATCCTGCTGTTGCAATTAGTCCAGACTCCATACTCAGATCCATGAGGATGCACATGAGAACTTCTTTATTAATGGAAAAAGGTATAACTCTATCCCCTAAAATGAGGGCGTATCTATTAGCACAAAGAAATGAGTGGTCAGCGGCATCAATATATGATGAAGATTAAGTTAGTCGCCAAACACGTACACCTAGCTTCTCGTCTTCTACACGTATCTGCATTTGATATTCCCAACCCTTATCGTTCATCACTTTTTTAATTTGGCTAAGTGCTGCCTGGGTATTAACCGACAGGATGAACACAGAGGAACCTGTTACCATGTCATCCCAGTTGACTATTATACGAACCCCGTCAGGGTTAAGATCATACTTCTTCAGTATTGCCATCTAATTTCTCTACAGAACAGTCCACTATAATAACATCTGTTGGAGGCAGGTTCATGTGTGTACCTTTACTTAACCGCATTTTAGTTTTACGTGCTCCTAGTTTCGTATTTAAATCATTCATAAACGAACTGTAATTTATTTGCTGTTCGCCACACCATATCTTAAGCGGTTTAGGTACTAGATATGCACGTTTTAAATCTGTTTCGTAACGGGCAACTAATTTACCTCTTGGCACTACTTCGGGAATAACTATCGAATCTACATCTAAGTCTTGCTTGCGTAGGTCATCAGTGCTTTTAATCCATAAAATATTACCATAATGCTCGTTAATATAGTCATTAAGTATCTCTGCTACGCTAACACTCATATCATCTACATGACGTTTATTTTGATTTATTAGCCATATGCCCCATTTAAACGCTTTTTTAGGTTCATATTCAATAAGCCCTGCTTGTTTCGCAAGTATAAGACCCGTTACTGTGGCGGCTACAAATGTAGACCAAAATCTATTTTCAGCTTTTAAGTTTGCTCTTATGTCTATCTTTTCCTGCACCGATGTTAATAGTTTTTTAACACCTTCTATATCTTGCATTATGTGTTGCACATACTTTACCCCTGCATGACCATAAGTTTTCAACATACTATTTCTGTATTCATGAGTTTCTTTTGCAGTACTAAACGTTTGTGCTTTAACACGACATTCTAAAATACGTTGTGCTTCTGCCTTGGGCATAGATTTAACCATGCTAATCCGCTCTACTATACTGGCGTTAGCTGTAGTTATTGATAATAGACTCCATGGATCGCCACGAAACCTTTCGGTATTACTTCCACTAGACATACGTCCACGTTGCCTACCACCTGTAAGTTGATATGTAAGAACACTTAACTGTCTGCCAGTGGTGTTGGTGAGTTCGTCCATGACTAGTGGTAAGTTATGATAAACCTCTCCTCTATTCATTCTAGCATTAAGAGTATCCTGCTCATTGGTCATAAGTTCTTCAGGATCACCCCACAGAGTCAACCCTGTCTGAGCCGCAGTGGTTTTACCCACACCCGTTTCACCGTGCAAATGTAACCCAGCGGCATTTATTGGCGAGAAGTGCATCAAGACAGAGCCAAAAGACACGCCCACCACAAATTGTTCCATCTCAAACCCATCACGATTGTAGAACGCCATCATTTCTTTCCATTCTTCAAATGTGCCACTCGGATTAAATAGCGGAAATAAACCTGCCGTCTGCGTAGATGGAGGATTAAACTCTACTCTGTCTTTGTATATTGTTTGATTACCAAGAACAAACGAACTGCCCTCATCATCTGTCCAACCGAACTGTCTGTGTGCTTGATCTGCTACACTGTTAGCTTGTAATTCATTTACCCATGTTGTTGTATATTGCATAATCTCATCCATTTTTGTAACGGCTACACCTTGCATAGACATCTGTTTACGAAAGTCGTCTCTTGATGTAACAGCAGTTAACGGCAGAGTAAATTCTCTTACTCCATCTCTAGGTAAGTGTAGTCTCATCACAACTGCCTCACCAACTTCTGCGTCCCGCAATCTTCTAACAACATATAAGTCGTTATGGTATATTATCTTCTCGTCGGGATCACCATCTGCATTTCGAGTCCTTATATATACGCCCCCATTAGCACCTCTAAAATATGGTTTAGGGTATGCAGGTATTGTGTATACGCTAGTAGGAGAATTTGGTAGGTCGATCGCAGGTGCTTCTACTACATTATCCTCTTCTGTTGCCTCTCTTACCCTCTGACCTAATACTATGGGAGACTTTATCTTACCCCAATGAATACAATCTTTACATATATTAGGACTATAATCATCAAATGTATTACACAAATACGGACCTTTTATGGCTTCTACTTTCCTGTTAGTAGCTTCTTGTGTGTAGTCTGAGTGGTGCCTGGATACAATGTGTGTAGCTTCATCTCCGTCTACACAGTATTTAGCAATAGATAAACCTGCTCTCCACAAAGGCTCGCTTATATCTTGTTGATATCTAATTATGTTCTCTATCTGAGCACACCCACGTTTTGCTTTCGTTTTATTTACGATATCTAAAAACACACTCTCCTTGCCACCTAAATATGTGTCGTCGCTAGGCACGTATCTTCTAGGTATCTCTATTGGGTCGTCACCAAGCAATTCGGCAAACTCATCAAAGTCTATTAACGGAGGTGCATCAAGACCAAAAAAAGTTACTTCTGTAGGAGGATTTGTCTTGTGATTGTGCGTTGTAGGTACTCGAAGTACACGACACACGTCAGCTGTTACAGCAACATCTGCTAACAAGTTATGCTTTGCACAAAGAGCTTTAAGGCGGGTAGCAACGGGTAACCAATTTTCTTTACCTACGCTCTCCGTTAATCTCCAATATACATGTACACCTCTACCCGAATTAATCTTTAAAGGGTTAGGTAATTTTAATTTATCACAAAATTTACGTAACGCATCAAGTGCGTCAGACTGATTTGCATAATCTTTGCTTGGACCACAGTCTAGGTCAAGAAAGAACGATTTAAGTTCTTTCATATTGTCTGCTTTTCTAGACCCATCCTTGTCACATGTAGCAAGTCCAAAATAAGAATCGTAACCTTTTTCATCAAGGTCAACGGCTCCATCAATTAAATGTCCTATCGTAGGATAGAACTTTTGTATTCTACCATTATCACTAGAACGTAATGCTAACAAACTATACAGACCACCATCTGCTAGCACACTCTTCAAAAATATATCTGTTTCCATAGCACCCACCGTATAGTTGATCGCCACCACCCTCCCTCAACAAAGAGTGATGGCTCCTGCCCTAACTAACTAGTAAGGATAAAATTAGGGCAGATTAGTTAGAGACTAGTCGTCGTCCCAATTATCAACTATGGATGCTAAATCACCCCCACCTTTTTTAGGTTCGGGAGTAGGTTTGGTGGCAACCTTTTTAGGTTCTTCTATAGGTGCCTCTTCGTCAAACGGATTCACGTCAGCTTCTTTAGCTTCAAACCCATCAACTGCATTAAATGGATTGTCTTCTTTCATAGGTTTTAAATCCACAACCTGCACTGCTTTTAATCTTAATGACACACCGTTATCACGTACGTTATACGGGACACAAGCTATAGCCACGTTGATTATACTGCCATTAGTTAACATAAACTCTTCGGGTAACTTAGCATTTTTTGCATCATAGTGTGCAGGTTTTCTTGTAGGTTCATTATCATAAGAACCTTTTAGTTTAGCCTTATGAGTGTATGTACCATCTTCATCTTTCTTAAATGGCATGGCAAACTTCTCAGGCCAATTTGCTTCTTTCTTTGAATCATAAGCTAACTTCATGTGCTTATATAAAGCTTTTGCTTGCGTTTCTGACATACGAAACTGCAATGTATATGCAGAACCTTCATCAGTTGGATTACAAGGAACAGACCTTTGCTCAACTGTATCGTACTTGTAAGTACGGTTTATCCTCGGCCACATTGCCTCCACGTTATTAATATTATAATTCATATTAAAATTATTCGACATTCTAAATCTCCCTTACATGTCATCGTCAAAGTTAACAGCACCTGCTTCCATAAGCACGGGCTCCTCTTTTTTCTTCTCTGCTTTAGTTAGTGCATCTGCTACATCATCAATACAAAACCTATAAGTACTACCTACTTTTATGTAAGTGTCTTGTGGTATGTCTTGTTGACGAACCCATGCACGGATTGTTGATATGGAGACAGAGAAGTGTTTCGCCACATCTTCGATTGGTACGTATTTTCCAGTCATTTTTTCCTCACTACTATTGAATATTCCGTATCTTGATTCAACCCTTTGGGCATCAGATCGGGGTTATCTTCGAGGAACTGCTTTATGTTAGTCTGATTAAGACGCTTGTCAAAGAACTCAGGAACTTTATTCTCCATGATAAATTCATACATGGATTCCCAATCACTTGTCCAAAACTTTGTCTTAGTCGTCCTAAAGAACGATCCCTCTGAAGTCCTTGCACTCTCGACGTTTTGCTCTGTGCAATAGTCAAGTAGTCCTTGTCTAAGCCTATCTTGCTGTGCAACAAGAATGGCATCTTTTTCTTTAAATTCAGCAGACATCTTGGCACGCTCGGCTCTTATCTTAATGAAAGCCTTGGTTAGTTTGTCTACCGACACTGCGTCGTCTTCAGCCATATTTTTCTCCCTTATGATACTGATACATTATATATAGTGACTATATATTACTTAGTCAAGTATTTCTTTGTAAAGATCAGTAATTTTTGTGTGGATGTTAATTCTGCTATCTAACAGTCTGTAAACGTGTTTTTCTACGTCGGAACCTTGTAGCTGGACCACAGTGCACTTGTGCTTTTGTCCAGACCTGTGTACACGTGCATTAGCTTGGGCATAAGTCTCGAGTGACCCAACGGGGGACCACCACACTACAGTATTAGCGGCTGTTAACGTGACACCGTGTGCCGCAGAGGCTGGCTGTATCACCAGAACCCGTGGGCTCGATGCTTCTTGAAACTGTTTAAATATGTTTGTACGTGCTGACGCACTCACGCTACCCTGAATTATCTCGGTAGATATACCATCTTTCCTTAGTCTATCTGTTAATATATTTATTACATGCTTAAATGGAACAAACACAAGAACCTTCTGACTAGACTCATCAATAACTTCTTTTAACACTTTGTATCTATGCTTTATGTCGAACTCAAGTGTTTCACCATCGTCGGTGTACACTGCTCCCGAAGATATTTGTAGTAACTTGTTCATACCTACTGCGGCATTTACAGCAGTAACTTGTTCACCCGTTATCTCTAATACTAATCTTCTCTTTAACTGCTCATAATATTTCTTTTGCTGACGGGTAAGTTCTACGGCTCTCTTTACATAAGTCATACTTGGTAAATCTAAGCACTCATCTTTGGTAAATCTAATCGCTGGTTGTAATACTTTAAATACAGTGTTTGTAGCATTTGCTTTTGGTATCCACTTAAAGTTAGTTATCTTAGTCATAACCATATCTCTGAAAGTACCACCAAATCTAGGAACTGCCGTTGGGTTTACTAGCTTAGCTAATCCGTATGCGTCCACTGGACTCTGAGCTGCAGGTGTGCCTGTCATCATCCACAGCCACGTGTTATCACGTAATAGTTTGTTTAATGTTTTCCAACGTCGGGTCTGTGCATTTTTGTAATGTGTAGCCTCATCTACAATTACTAAATCAAAACCACCATCCTTTATAGAATCGGATACTATTTCTACCCCATCATAATTAATAATTACATAATCAGTGTTCTGTTCTATTATAGCTTTTCTTTTCTTAGCTTCGCCATGTGCTACAGCAACAGTTCTGTGTGGAGCAAAGTCAAACAGATCGTTTCGCCAAGCACTATCCATAATAGATAATGGACATATAACTAATACACGATTTACTTTGCCTTGTTGTATAAGAAAATCTGATGCCCATATTGCACTAGCAGTCTTACCTGTACCTTGTTCGTTAAAACAAAAGGACTTCTTGTGTTGTGTGAAAAATAATGCTGTCTTGCGTTGGTGCTTAAATGGCTTATGTTTACCCGAAAAGGTATACTTCTGTTGTAGTACTTCCAATGTATTCTCCTTGTTGCAACAGATAAAATCTGCGTTTTTCGTCGTTTTTCTAGGGTACAATCACACACGGGACTTTTGTTTTGTGGCTGTACGGGCTTTAAATCAAGCCTTTTTCTTAGTCTTTCCGTTTCTACTTCTGTTTTTTGACGGACTCTCTAGAAAATAACCGTCTTTGTTACTGCCACCTTTACTTAACATTTTCTTGTGACTAACGTCTTTGCCCTTTCGCTTAACACCTTTCTTATCTAAAGCACGCCTTGCTTTCTGACGTTCCATACGGTTAGGGTGTTCGTTTCTTTCTTTTTGTTTCTTGTATTCTTTTTTATAAGGTCTCGGTGATTTAGTGTAAGCCATTAGTTGCTCCCGTTATGTATGCACTCAAGCACAACACAATGTCTTTTACATAACCCACTTGGGTGGGCGTTCCAAACATTATTGCTATGTGCTATTTCCATACGTGCATAATTATCTAACCATTTTTTCCATAATGCAGGGGTCATATCGTCTGTATAAGTTTGTTTTATAAAATTATTAGATACAACGAACAATAGCCCTGCATTAATGGTTTTTATTTTAGGGAAATATTTGAAAGTAGCAAGTGCCATTAATTCTAATTGCCCTTTGTCTGCGTACTTGGCTGACTTGCTAGTCTTATAGTCTACTATCCATGCTTTCTCACCGTGGATGATTACAAGGTCAACTATGCCACGCCAC